CTCGTGTTCGCGTCCGATCATCTCTGCATCAAGTGCGATCTAGAGTCGAGGCACCGAAACGAGGACACCCCATTGCCTGGCGCTGCCTCCTCTCGGCGACGGGCGATCATGCGGCCGGCTCCCGGCAACGGTTGAGCCGGCCGCTATTGCAGCTCGATAATCTTGCGAATGATTTGGTCACCCAAATAACGAGTATTCTTCGGCGAGCCTGTGCTGTTGAGCGGGTCGACCTGAAGTTCTGCCGCGAACTCTCGCAGGATCGGAAGCGCGGGCTGCTGCAGCTCATCATCTTTGATAACCTGGACAGTCCCGTTCTCGTATTGCTTGAGCGTGTATCCTTTGTATTGCGCTTCTTTGGTGACCAGCAGGTCGGCAACGGACACGTCATCGGCTTGGGCCGCAGATCGATAGATCGGGAAGATCAACTTCCCGGCTTTGTCCTCTCTCATGATGGCCCGCGCTTCGCTCGCAGGTTTATCTAAGAGGATCTCGATCGCCATGTCCTCCGTGTTGATGCGGAGGACGACTACTCGGTCGACGTACTCGAACGTATTGTGATTAAAGCCGACTTGGTTGCTAGACGTTATCGTTTTCACGGAAATGCGCTCACCGCCAGCGCTGACGACGTCATAGCCGCGTTGGTTCACCTCCGTCGCCATCTGTCCATAGGTGAACATGGCCGTGTAAAGTTCACCGATTCTGCCTGTCAGGTGATTGAGCTCTGCGGCGGGGACGCCCCACGAGAGCTCCCGCTCAAACCACGAAAGAGCCTCGCCGAGAGACTTGATTATCTGGAATTGGTTTAGCGACATCATTTCCCCCACCGATATGCCGCGACAGTATAGCGAGTCGTCACGTGCGAGAACTGCAATGCCCTCACGCGCTCATCCATTTCGCCCGCCATCCCAGCGCTCCAGACAAGAGCGAAAGCGTGATGCAGATCGCAGCCGGTACGATACGCCCTGGCGCGCCTGGTACGGCACCAAGCGTTGGCGATCGATCAGAGAAGCGCAGTTGAGCGCTCATCCCCTGTGCGTCATGTGCCTTGAGGATGAGGTCGTCGAAGCTGCAACCGTTTGTGACCACGTCACGCCCCACCGCGGCAGTGAAGAACTCTTTTGGTCCGGCCCGTTCCAGTCCCTATGTGCCCACCACCATAACAGTGCCAAGCAGCGCGAGGAGCGCAAAGGGGAGGGGCGGGGAACATCGCTCGCCCCGTTCTGCCGCCAACCGGCGGCCTAAGCAATTTTTCTCATCCGCAAAATTCGAAATGGGAGTTTGGTGCCATGGCAAGGCCGAGGAAGCCAACGGCTGCCCTCGAATTGAAGGGCGCCTTCAAAAAAGATCCGCAACGCAAGACCGCGCGGAAAAACGAGCCGAGACCGAATGGCCCGGTGGGCGCGGCCCCTGAACATTTTGACGCTGACGAGCGAAAGCTCTGGGATGAGCTCGCCGGCTACGGCTTCTGGCTCACCGACGCAGACCGGCTGATGCTTGAGATAGCCGTCAAGCTAATGGCGCTGTTTCGCAAGAGCGCACTCGATGGTGGCGGCATTTCCAAACTAATCGGCGCGCTGGCCAAACTCGGCTTCAGCCCGACCGACCGTAGCAAGGTTCAGGCGCCAGGTGACAAGGAGCCAGAGGCGGACCCGTTCGCGGATTTCAAGTGAGCTCATGCAATATGACATTGATGCCGAGAAGTATCCGCACGTTGCGGCTGGCTATCGCTATGCTCTTGATGTGGTTGAAGGTCGCATCCCAGCGTGCGAGTACGTACAGCAGGCGTGCCAACGGCAACTGGATGACATTTCCCGCTCGATGGGCGAGGAGGGCTGGCTCTACTATTTTGATCACGATGCTGCTGAGCGCGTCTGCAAGTTCACCTGCTTTTTGCCGCACATTAAAGGGCCGCTTGCTGGCCAAAACCTCACGCTTGAACCGTGGCAGTCCTTCATCCTGACCACGGCATTTGGCTGGCTGCGGCACGTCAACGGCAAGCGCCGTTACCGCCGTGCCTACACCGAAGTGCCACGCGGCAACGGCAAGACGACGCTCTCTGACGGGCCGGCGCTGTATTGCGGTTTTGGTGAGAAGGAAGGCGGCGCCGAGGTCTACTCTGCGGCGCGCACCCGAGACCAGGCAAAGGTCGCGTTTTCTGCTGCGCAGGCAATGCTTCGCCGTGCCACGGCATTGCGCGAAGCACTCGGCATCGATGTTGAGGCGCACCGCATCATTCAAATGCGGTCGAATAGCTATTTCGAGGCACTTTCCGCCGACGCCGACTCCCTAGACGGCAAAAATATTCACTTCGCCCTTATCGACGAGTTGCACGCCCACCGCGACCGCAGCGTTTACGACGCCATCGAAACGGGTGCAGGCAAGCGCAACCAGTCGATGGTCTGGGCCATCACAACAGCCGGCGCTGACAAAACCGGAATCTGCTACGAGCACCGCGCTTATACGATCAACATCCTGAAAGGCACGGCGCAGGACGACACCTATTTCGGCATCATTTACACGATCGACAAGGATGATGATTGGACCGAAGAGGCCACGTGGCGCAAGGCGAATCCGAACTACGGGATATCCGTTGAGCCGGAGCACATAGCTGCGCTTTGCCTCAAAGCGATGTCGTCGCCGGCATCTCAGGCGAACTTCCTGACGAAGCATCTGAATGTGTGGATCCAGACGAACGAGGCGCTTTACGACATGCGCGCCTGGGATCGCTGCTTCGACGAAGAGATCGAAATCGAGGACTTCGCCGGCGAGCCGTGCCGCATTGCGGTCGACCTTGCCTCCAAGGTGGATATTGCTGCTGTCGTGGCGCTGTTCGAGCGCGGCGACAAGGTTTACCCGTTCGCTCGCTTCTACGTGCCGGAGCAGGCAATCATTGAAAGCCGCAACGATTCGTACCGTGGGTGGGAAGCCGAAGGCAAGCTGATCGCCACGCCAGGCGATGTGATCGACATCGACCGGATCGAGCAGGACATCCTTGAGATGTCGAGCCGATTTCATGTTCTGGAGATCGCGTATGACCCTTGGCAGGCGCAACAGATGGCCAATCACTTGGCCGAGCAGGGCGCCAACGTCGTTGAGTATCGGCAGACGGTTCAGAATTTCTCGGAGCCGACGAAAGAACTCGATGCGCTCATGCGCTCCGGAAAGATTGCCCACCCTTACGGCCCCCGCGACCCTCTGTCGTGGATGATTGGCAACGTTGTCGGACACTACGACGCGAAAGAAAACGTCTACCCGCGCAAAGAACGGCCGGAAAACAAGATTGATGGCGCGATCGCCTTGATCATGAATCTCGGTCTGCACTTGCGGTCATCGGGCGGAGCTCAGGCCCCGTCCCCCTGGGAAGATCCCAACTTCAAAATAGCGGTGGTTTGATGTGGCCATTTAGAAAAGCCGCCGCGGAGACGCGAGCGAGCCTGGAGAATCCGAGCGTTCCGCTTTCTGACGTGAACGCCTGGCGCACTCTGATGGGCGAATGGCACGGGGTGGCCGGCGTTGTCGTGACGCACGAAACGGCGCTTGAGGTGCCGGCAGTGTGGTGTGCGGTAAACTTCATTGCCAACACGATTGCCAGTCTTCCGCTGCAGGTGTTCAAGAAGAGCGGAGAGGGACGTGACACCGTCGAGTCTGACCCGCTTTACGGCATCCTGCATGACGCGCCGAACGACGAGCTCACGTCGTTCATGTGGCGTAAGGGCATGATGATCAACGTCCTGCTGCGCGGCCGGGGTGTTTCGTTCATTGAACGTAACAAGGCCGGCAGGGTGATGAACATCTGGCCCCTCGACACCGACAAGCTGACGATCGAGCGCAAGAGCGGTCGGAAGTTTTACCACTACGATGACGGTGGACGGAAAGTCACCTATGCAGCCAACGAAGTCCTCGACCTGGCTTTCATGCTGAAGCCGGATGGCGTGTCTCACGTCGATCCGGTAACGAAGCTGAGAGGTGCTGTCGGGCTTTCGCTCGCACTCGACGAGTATGCTCGCAAATTCTTTGCGAACGGCGGGGTTCCTCCGCTGGCACTCTATGGCCCGATGCCGTCACCAGCAGCCGCATCGAGGGCGTCGCAAGACGTCGAGAAGGCCGTC